ACCAATTGAACTACCCATGATTAATCGCTCCAATAATGAACTTGAACTTCATTGCCTGTGTTTCCTTGTAATTTGACATAAGGTTTAAACCCTAGCTGTTTAATAAACTTCAGATACGCAGGACTGTCTTGTTCTTTTGCACAAAAAAGAGGACCGCCATGTAGTTCTGTAAAAGTAAACCAATCTTTCTTTAATTCTTTAAATACTTTTGGACTCCAGTTATGTACTGCACAATGCATAAACTGACCGTCTTGAAACTGTTCTATTGTGAAGACATAATTAGGTCTTACAATAACTGGTACTTGCAACTCTTACACCCAAATAGGTTGTGGCTCAGTAGGGAATGTTGGTTCAGCTACTGGATTAAGTACCAATGCACGTAACGATGCACGATATGTCTCAAACTCAGCTTTGTTGCTGATATTGACATCAGACAATACTGACCAATCAGAAGATACTAAACGTTTTTTAGCTTCAGCACTACAAATATTTAAAGGCTCTAGTGCTTGTAAGCGAACTACTTCAGCTTGTGCCTGTGCTTCGGTAGGTATAGTTACATCAGATGAGAACCACTGAAGAGTAGAATAGTTTGTAAGGTCTAACATTGTCCATTCAGCAGTAGGTGCTAAAGAACGAATAGCTTGTGGATAACCAATTGTCATCATGCTGCAATCTCCAATAGAATAATAGAACCAGCGTTACCTGCTGCATTAAACGCAATGTCTCCACCACTTTCAGCTTTAAAATAAATGGTATATGTTAAAGCACTTGTTGATGCAGGTGAATCTAAGTGACTAATTGCCATGTCGTTATAAGCTGGCTGTCCTGCTACAATTGTCCAGTTAGCTCCAGATACAAGGTTTGATCCGTTGCGATATAAAGCTGTTAAACCATTTCCACTTGCATATGCATTTGTTTGCCATACTAAAGCATGAGCAAGAATTAAAATTTTGCTAGTGGATGCTGTTGGGGTTATTGTCGCTGTAAGAGCTGTTGCTGTATAACTTGTAGATGTTGTATATGAAGCACCTGCTGTACCAACTACAGTTTGAACAATCTTTCCACCACCGGCAGCAGCAATGGCTGTATCAATATCTGCTTGTTCTGCTTTAGATGAAATAGCGGAAGCAATCGCATTGAATTCATTATCAATTTCAGTACCTTTAACAGCTTTAGCTGGGTTTCCTGTTGATAACGAATCTTTTGTTGCAAAGTTAGTTGACTTATTATAATCTGACATAATTCACCTTTATAGATTTTTACCTGCTTTAACTGCAATATCCAATTTCTGAATCGATAATGGATATGAGTTAATATCTGATTCAAAACCAATTTGTAATACTTTACCTGTTCCAGATGCGTTAAACTTTAATAAGTCTAAGTCAATACCGCTACTGTATTCAGCAATATTATATTCAGCAATACCATATTCTGCGACAGGAACTGCTGTTAAATTAACAGTGCTACTGTCATAGTTATTAGAATAATCTGTTGCCCATTTAACTGTTAGTGGCTGTGCTGCACCGCCAATTGCAACAAGACCAATTTTCTTTAATATTTTTAACGCTGCTGGTTGGTCTAAATCAAAATAATTAGTAAAATAACTCATACGATATGAAACGTTATTATCTGAGTATTGTTCGTAATTACCAATATAGCCAGCTTGTCCTAAATATAGTTTTCTATCTTCAGTTACACAGAATGCTGTTGGATTAATATGATTCCAGATAGTTGTTCTAGCTGAACCATTTTCTAAAACCCCACGAGTATCAAAACAGTATGTTAACCCTGTTGTAGGTAAAGACAGTAAATAAAACGCATCAGAAGCAAAATATACACCTTTAATATTAATTAGTGTTTCGCTGTTTACGTTAGAGATTAAGTTATCACGTACGTTCTTCGAGACATCACGCAATGGCATTGACTTCTCTTGAATCAAACGACCAAGAGATTGAACACCAGTCTCGGACAAAAACATAATATCCGAACCAAATACAGAAGCTACTGAATCACGAGCAATACAACCCACACCTTTAATGACATCTTGTAATGTAATGTTTGTGGGATCTTTTGGGTTAGCGTAAATAACAATACTACGATGACAGAAAATAATTAAGAAGCCATTATGTGCTGACACAGATACAATACCATCACCAGTAGGAATAACAGTACTAATATCTAAATAACCAGAAGTGCCTGTTGTAAAGTTAGATGGGTCCTGTAAATCGCTAAAATAAACAGTTTGATTATCGCCACCAATGTTTGCAACCCATAATCGACCATATGCTGTAAGAGCACAATTCGGTGTAAATGTAGAAGCTGAGTATCCAGAAGGAAGAGTACCGATATCACCTACACGTTGAAATCCATAAGCACCGGTGTGGTTATGTGAAGAATTACCTAATTTATGATATACCAATAATGGATGACCTGCTTGAGCAAACACAGCGTGAGCAGATGTGTTACCACCGTGGCTATAAGGCATACCAGCAATCTGCCAGTTGTCCCCAGTAATTGTATATGATTGAGTGCCTGTACCAGCAGCGTCTGTAACTGTTGTGTTTACTACAGTTGTTAGAGTTGTTGTACCAGTGTAGATCTTATTATTAGCTGCACTAAATACTACATTACCATCTGATTTCACAAACTCAAATATTGTTCTAACTGCTCCTGCAGGACTTAGAGCAGAAGTATTAACTTTAGTCCATCCTTTACGAGCACCAATACGACTATATTTGTCAATGACACAGTTATATGCTTCAAGAGCATAACCACTTGTAAGTTGAACCGAAGCATCCTGAATGTTTAATCCAGAGAATCCCGGTGCAGCAATTGAACCTAGTAGTAACTGTTCAGCCATTAGCTGTCCCAGCTTTCTTCTTCAAGATAACGACCAGACTCCAAAGCAATAGCGTCTCCTAAAGACTGTTTAAATAATGCATATTGCTCACTAGAAGCCATTCCACCATCTTCACCACGTTCGGCAATAGCACGGGCAACAGCATTAAATATCACAGGCTCTGCTGGAATCAAGAGTTTATCGGTATTAGCCGAGAGAGGAACTTGTGGTTTAATAATGTTAAAGCGAAGATTGTATGTAGCGTTAGGAATAGGATATAAATCAACTTGAGTATCTCCGTTAGAATTAACACCATTAAAGTTATAATACTGTGGAGCACCTGTTTGAGTAGTTTCAACTAAAAATAACTTATTCATTCTAGCTGTGGAAGCTAACTCAAGAATGTTATTACTAGTGTCGTCAATCACGTCAATCATACGAAAACGTTGACCAGAACCTTCTAAAACATAGTTAAAAATAGAACTAGTTGTGGATGCTGTAAGAGTCTCAGAAAGAGCATTCCAGTTATAAGCATCTTCGCATTGACGTTTAGCATCGTTGACAAACTCACCAATCATCTTGGAATAAGTATTGTCGGTTACATTAGTTACTTCTTTTTCACGTACTCGTCTGAGTACTGAGTTGACTAATTCTAGGTATGTAGGTTGTGCCATGGTGTCCTTATTTTAACACATTTTTGTATAAATGTCAAGGTTTTTAGCTTAAAAATAAAGCTTTTTCATCTTTACGACGACTGACTAATCCTTTAAGGACTTTACCGCCACCTATCGTATACTTGCTAAACTCTTCAGCAGCCCCTGCCATGTCTCCTCTAAGAACCTTTTGACGGAGTGTTGATCGCTGTAGTGTCCCAAGACCAACATTGAAACTGAAGCTGACAAGAGCATCAAACTGACCTTGTGTAAGTGGTACAGGGCAATAACGCTCGACTCCTCGTTCAAAGCTAGCCAGATCTCGTTTAAGAATGTCATCTACTTCCTCCATCGATATTGTCCTATTCCAGCCATCAGGGATAGGTAACGACTTACGTTCTGCTAAAGGAATACGACCATGGTTGGGGTCAATAACGTGTCCCACACCGATAGTCCATAATAAAGCAGGGCATTGATACGGTTTTGTACGTACACCTTCGTGGTGCTTAATGACATCGATAGCTCTATCACTTACTTTCATTTCTTAAAGGCTTGAGTTCCAAACCAGAAGGATACGACAGAAGCCCAGATAGTCTGTGTGTCGTTATCCCAGAGTACGTCTAAAGCAATGCTGAAGTCCACACCAGACTTCCAAGCGTATAGGAAACCAAAGATTTCCACAAAAGCAAAGAGAATAAACATACCGTAGGTAATAAAGCTACGAGTAAAAGCACGGGCATTAATAACCCACTGAGCAGCTCCTTCACCGATTGCGATGTCATGTGCATAGATAGCTTCTCTTTCTTTTTCTGCTGTTTGAATCACAATCTGTTCTGTCTTGATGTCTTCAATATGTGCTTGTGCAATAAAACCACGTTCAGCTAACTGTAACTCACGTTCAGTCTGTAGCTTAGCCATATCCATCTCATGGGCTTTGTCAGACTTGTCTTGAAAGAAATCTAATAGCTTAGGTACACCACCAGCTAAGAAAGATATAAGAGTTGATAGAAGTGTTAACATTATTTATAACCCCAAGTTAAGTACCACGCAATAACTGCAGCAGCAGCAAAACAATAAAACTGTACTCGTCTTACAGCTTTTAAATCATGCTGATACTCTTCTTTATTCTTCTGTTCCATTTTCTCTATATCCAATTTAATTCTTAATAGTGCTTCCCACTCCTTAGCACCGTGCTTCTTAATAAAGTCTATTTTTAATCTTGCTTCGTCATCACTGATTTGTTTCTTGTGGTTCCAGTCTTTTAAAGCTTTGATAAGAGCAGTTTCTTTTCTAAATTCTGCTTCTCTGGCTGCTCTACGTCTTTCTTGTGCTTTTGCATTTGCTACATCTGCAGCATCTTGTTGTATGGATTCAATCTGTTTACCTAGTGCTTTACCGCTTTCTCGACTAGCATCAAGACTACCAGTGAGTGCCTTTACTCCTTCGTGTATTCCGTATGGATCTGGCATTCAACTTAACAATCCCATTTTTTAAGTGCTAATGCTTTACGAGTAGGTCTGCCCTTTTCATCCTTCATAGGACCTGCTACACCGCCCATGCGAGCACAGAAGCTCTTACGTCT